TTCCCAGGATTGAATGCCTTGCCAGGTGACGTCGAAATCGAGTACGAGGCCGGTGAGGTCGCCGTCCGGAAGATACGAGAACAGCGGGTGGCCGAACGGATCGTCTTTCTGGAACAGGACCAGCACGGCGAAATCGGCCAAATCGCGGAACACGCCGGACACGGTGAACCCGGTGTCGGACGCACCCCACAGTGCCGCAGCCGCGCCGTAATCGTCGAAGCCTTGCAGTGCCATCGTGCGATGCGGCTGCAGCTTGTAAATCTGATCCATTTTACGAGTAGATGAAGACCGATAGGTTCGAACCGGGGAACGTTGTCCCGACCGCCGTAATGCCGATGGAGACTGCCGTGTTCGCCGGGATCTCGGTAAGAGCGCCGATCTGCGACGGAGTGGCAACCACTGCCGTCTGGCCGGCAGGAATGGTCAAGGTCAGCCGGGCCGCGCCTCCGACGTAAATCGTGAACGTGATCGCCGCGCCGGTGGGCGCGGCCTGGACGTAAGCCTTCACGTCACCGACAGTGACGGGGCGGTTCAAATAGAGAGGCTGCGCGGCGTTGGATTCCACACCAAGCGTGCCCTGCATCTGAAAAACTAGACCGGCGACTTTCGAGAGTCCTTCCGCGCCGAACACCCAGTCCTCGCGGATCGGCGCATCGCCGTCGGGCGATTCGTTGCCGTTCACGTCAACGGTGAAGCCCGCGATCACGAGGGCCTCGTCCACGAAATTGCCGGTGGGCATGTTGATCGTCGTCACCGCCAGTGGGTTGCCGTTATCGAGCGAGGTCGTGTCGCAGCAGTAGGGCCATGTCGGCTCTTCGATGATCCACACGTCGCCGGGGTTGATGACCATGGGGAGGTCCCAGGTGATGCTGGTCACCGTGTTCGCGGTGATCCTCCGGGGCGGCGTGCCGCGCGAGACACCCTTGATCACTCGCACCAAGTTGCCCAGCTCCGCACCGGGCGTCATCCCGCCGGGATAAGCGATGTTCTGGCACCCGGAGTCCGTTATCGATGTTGGGTTGGCGGAGTTCGACGCGTCGGCGTTGTACCGGACCACCAAGCAGTCGCCCGACTGCACGATGCCGTTCGGGTCGGGAGTGACGCCGATGGTTCCGGTGCTGGAATCCCACGAAGTGACCGTCGCACTGAAGTACGGCGTGGCGCTTTCCGGCCTGCCGATGATCGAGATGATGCGGCCCACCGGCGTGAACGAAGGATTACTGGATGGCGGGCTGCCTTTCAGGTACCCGACCACGAGCGCCCCGGTTGAGACGTTGTCGACGGGCGCGCCGATGATCCCGCCATGAATCTCATGCTTGGCTTTCAGCCGGACCTTGCTGACATACGGCGACGGTAACGCCCAAGTCGAGCGCACCAGCGGCCCGCCGAATGTGATCGATCCAGGCGTGTAGGTGTTGTTCGGACCCGCCGTCAACGCTTCGGTGGCCTGCGCGCAGATCAGATCGTCCTGGGTAGCCACGAACAACACGTAGGAAACGAGGCCCGCGACCGCCGGCCAGGTAATGTTCTCAAACGTGAACGAGCCGCCCGCCGCCGCGCCTGTCCCGATGATGGCGATGTTCGACGGAGCCGAAGGAAGCCCGTTCGAATCGACCGCGCAGATGGCCACGCGCAGCATCACGTTGGCTGGCAACGATCCGCCCGTCGCGGATTGGGAGATCGACCCAATTCCGGGCGCACCCGCGCCGGTTGCGCTGAACTCATTCACCGGCAACTTCCCGGTCACCAGCAGGTTCGCGAGCATGCTGCCGTCTGCCATCTGCGCGTAGGACTGGTTGGTATCGAAGGTCCACTCGCCCGGAAACAGCGCGTCATTCGCCGCAGCCTGCACTTGGTACGGAGCCCACGCCGGCCCGAGCGGAATCGAATAGAACAGAGGCGGCAAGGGTCCGGGCACGACGTCCATCGGCTTCGGCCCGACGTCCAGATCGTACATGGAATCCGTGACGGTTTGCCCCTCGATCTGCACCGACCAGTCCTTCTTCAGGGTCCATCGCTGAATCCGGAAGGACATGGTGATGATCTGGAACGGGAGATTGGTCCCGTTGCCCGGCGCCGAAGCCAGGAGCAAGCCGGTCACAGTGTGGTAGGTCGGGTCCGTCGTGTAGCCCGTGATCAACACCTGCACGCCGTTGATCAGGACTTCCTTGTTCTCCATGGACGTGTCGAAGGCATCGCCGCCGGCCCATGTGACCGAGGTACCAGTGACGTTGCAGGTTCCATGAAGTCCGGGGACGTCCGGATGCGTCATCGAGACCACTTGCCCGACCTCGTTGCCAAGACCGAGCAGGGTGGTCTGCCATGCGGCCGCACGCGCGTCGCGCCACTCGGCGGGATTCACGCCGCCGATCTCTTCGCGCGTGCGAGTGGCTGCGATCCGCAACGCCTGGCTCAACGTCGAGCACCCCACCGAGTGCATCTGGCTCGTGAGCGGAGATCCGGCGCGCCCGTAATACGCCGCGTGGCTCTTATCGCAATACTCTGCCGTGTTCGCCTGATATTGGTAGGCAACGTCGGCGAACGAAAGCACCAAGTGCTCGAAGCCGGCTTGGATCGGCGCCAGCCGCAGGCTTTGAAACAGAGAGTTGGCGAGCGTATAGGCGTCCACCGCGCTGGCGTTGATGCGGCAGCCGAATTTCAGCTTCCCGAACTCCCAGGTGTAGAAACCCAGGCAGCAGTTGAGCACCTCGGTGAGCCAGTCACGAAACGGCTTCTGGCTGCTGATGATTCCCTGGAATTGGAACTGCGTTTCCACGCCGGTGCCGAGGATGGCCGCGACCTGGTCTGCCGCGATCTCGGCCGCGCCGCTGCCATCGCCCACTATCAGCGACGGCAACACGAATGTGGCGAGCTGCGCGAACGACGTGGGACCGCTTCCGCCGGCCGGATTCGAGCCGGTGGACGGATCGCCATACAAGCCCATCGCGCGCAGCAGCATGTTGACGGCGATCCAGAACGGATTGATGAGGCCTCTGACCGCCGTGCGGTTGCCGTTCTGGTCCCACGTCCAGCCCCACATCCCGTAGTCGATGGGAACCGTCATCTGGTGCTGGTCGGGCGTGCTCGGCTGAATCGTGGTGGACTTGACGATGCGGATCTCGCACGCCGCCGTGCCCGCCGCGTAGACATTTGGCTCCCAGACCTGCGGTGACCCTTGGCCGAGCGAGAAGTAGTCGGTGCTCGAAATCGCCGGGTCGCTGCCGGTGATGTAGCGCAGCCCCATGCCCGGCTGGTATTTGGTGACGTTCAGATTGCCGTCAACCTTCAGCCCTTGCCAAGTGTAGCCGTCCACCATCGGCGCGACAACGTATCGGTAGCCGTCCGCGTTCGTGACGACCATCGACGCGGCGAACCCACCGAGTGGCCCAGCGCTGAGTATGCCGAGCGAGTCGGCATAGCCCGATTCGTCGCGGTAATCCACCATCAGGGCTGTGGCCAGGAAGGCAAACAGCGGGTTCCCACCGCTGTTGCACCAGATCTCAGGCAGCGCCAGACCCCAGATCGTGTCCGAAACAATCGAAGTCGCCGTTACGGTGTTGCGCCCGAAGCCGAGGAAGCCGGTGGAATCGTCCTTGATGACTACGCCCTGCGGGTCGGCCTGGTGCCCTCCAAAATAGGGAGCCATGCCGTGCACTTGGCAACCGTTCGCCGATTCGAGGTAATAGTCGCAGCTTGTGGGATCGCCGCCAGCAGCCGTCACTGCCGCGTTGCTGCGCCCCTTGGTGGCCCACGGACAGTTCACGCCATCGTTGTAGATCTTCCAGCACTGGCGACTGAGTTGCCGCTCGGGGTACTGGTTCATGATCTGGAAGAAGCCATCGGAACAGGTCACCGGGAAGATCGGCGTCCCATCGCTCGTAAAATTCTGGATGACACCCTTCCACAGTTGCAGCAGAATCCCGGAGTTCACATGGAAAAGGCAGAGGTCGATCTCGGCGTACTTCAGGTCCGTGTCGTTGGCGAGCTGCGTCATCACGCGGTCGCCATTGCCGAAGGTGAAGCGGACGTTATCGGAGGTGCCTTTGATGTCCTGCGAAATCAGGACGTCGGAACCGGGCTCGCCGATGCCGATCAGGCGCGGCAGGTATAGCTGCCCACCAACGGTGACGCGCCTGTCGGAGACATAGATGTCGGGGACCGCGGACTCGCGCACGCGGATGTGGACCAGGGGGACGATCTGCTGGACTTCGGAAAGCAGTGCCGTGGACAGCGCGGTAGAGGGGAACCGCAGGCAGGTGGAGTTGACCGCATAGGTGGGGGATTGTGTCGGATCGACAACCTCAATGAGGTTCAGTCCGACCTGGACAGCGTTGCGCAAGTATTCGAAGGAGATCGGCGCTTGCTCGAAGGTGACGAGCACGCCCGTGGTCGAGCCACCGGGATTGGGGACCGTGTAGGTGAAGGCCTTCCACGATCCCTGCATGGACTCCCAGAATGCTTTGAGTTGGTTGGCTTCCGTCCAGCCCAGGTTCGGCCGCTTGAACTGGAACTTGCGCGGGCCAATGCCGACGTAATACCGCTGCTCCTGCTTGGTGTCGAGGCTGCCGAAGCGATGCACGATCACTGGGCGCTCGACGGAGAAGCCGAAGGGGTACTGCGTCGTCAACGGAAATGTCTGGCCGGAGTTGATCACCGTGGGGACGGCGATGCGGCCAATGGTGTCTGGCATGGGTTGTCGGAACGGGTTTGACCTGCTGGACCGTCAGATTGCGATTTGGGAGGACTGCAATTCGGGGTACCTAACGAGGCGCAGACCTTTAAGCTGTTCAATAATTGAAAAGTGATGCCCAAGCCCCGCAAGTATCAATGCCCTGATTTCCTGCCTTCGACGGTCACACAGGAGGGGTATGAAAAGTGGCTCTGTGGTAGGGCGGTGGCTCACTTCAAACGTGACCGTGCGCGCGGCAACACAACAGCAACGAACGAAGCCTACAAGATTGCAATTCATCGGGCCGTTTTACAATGCGGCGGGCGGGACCATTACACAGGAGAAGACTTAGACTGGTCGCTAGTTGGCCGATATAGCAACGCGGAATCGAAGGCCAACGGACGGCGTTACAAGGCCACGCTAGCGCTTCTTCCGAGTGTCGATCATGTTGGTGATGGTCTGGGTGAGGCCGACTTTAAGGTGTGCGCGTGGCGAACGAATGATGCCAAGAACGATCTCACCCACGACGAATTTGTCGCGCTATGCCGACGCGTTGTGGCACACCACGAACGCGGCGGAATGAACTGAGACCTGGGGAGCTTTGGGCGGGATCTTGTTAGCCCACCTCCAAGAGTTCCAATCCCTGCACGTTTGTCCGCGCGATATCGGTGGCCTGCGCCCAGTTGCCGCGAAACACCACGGTCACGCGCCCTTGGGTATTGTTGCCGGTCGGATCGTAGTTGCTGCCGATCTGCTGGCCCGACGCCACGTCGAACGGATTGTAGAAAGCGAACGGGGTCAGACCGGCGTTCTGGGACACCCAGAAGTTGTACAGCGCCGAGAGCACCGATGCGCTCAGACGTTTGCTGAGCCGGAACGTCCGCCGCGAGGTTTGCGCAAGCTGCGACCGCTGGATCGTGCCGTCGTGGTATTGGTTCTGGAGCTGAACGTATTCGCGCAGTTCCGTGAACGCGGTGCACAGCGACGCCGGCATCACCCCGTTGGGAGCGGATTGTACGAGATTGCCTGGCATCCGGGATCACGCCACCGTCAGTCCGGGTAGCTGCATGTTGGCCGATTGCTGGGTGCGCCCGTAGCTGGAATACTGCGCCGCCATCGCCTGGTCGGTCACGAATTGCGGCGTCACAAACTGGCCGGTCATGAAGTTCGCGGCGTCGTTGCCGCTGATGTTCAGCGAAAGGTACGTCGCACCGCTGCCACCTGCAGTGTTCGGGCCGCCGGGCGTGGGATAGGTTCCGGTCGCGATGCCGCCGAGTGTCGGAATGTTCGAGGCGTATGCGTGAGCCTGACCATCCTGGTAGCTGGCTTGTTGGTAGAGCTTGCCGCCCTGCTCCACAAGGCTCCCCGCGTATGGCGTCGTAGCCGACAGCGGCATCTTCTGGCCGGTCGCCTCCGAATACAGCATCACGAGTTGACGGACGCTCGGGGATCGCACCGCCACCGCGATCTGGCCGCCGAACTGCGACTGGGCAATCTGGACCACCTGCTTGATCGTGCCGCTGTTCTGGGGGATATCGACACCGTAGATGCTCTTGATATCGTCGTGCGCCTCCCTCTGCGGCGACTTGACGCCGGCTATCATCTCTCCGACGCCAATGCCGAAACCGGCGGCTCCGCCAATCAGCGCGCCCAACGGGCCTCCCATCTGGAACCCGATGGCCGCCCCGCCAGCCGTCCCTTCCGCTGTGCCAGTCCATGTGCCACGGCTGTTCCCGAGCAGCCCTTGTTGCGCCAGCATCGTGCCACCCGCCAGCAGCGCCGCGCCAGCCACGCCACCTACTCCGGTGATCTTGCCGCCGGAATCTCCGGTCTGGACATCGTTGCCGTTTTCATCGGTGCCGTAGGTCGGATTAGACGGGCTCCGGTTGAAGCTGCCCCAGTTCGTGCGCTTGAGGTTACTGACGATTCCCGCCAGACCGCTCCCACCAGCCGCGCCGCCGCGCGCCCCGCCGCCGAACAACATCGCCAGCGAATTGAATCCGCCCGTCCCACCTTGCGCCCGGTTCAACGTCGGCATCCCCGCCGATGCGCCTGACCAATCTCCGCCGCCAGCAGCCCAAGGAGCGGGAGTATAGCCGCCGGTGGCCGCGCCCGTCCCCCCGACCCCCGCTCCACCGCCTGCCGCGCCGGAGCCGCTACGCGTGCCGCCGCCGAACAGCATTGCAATCCGGTCGATCCCGATACCACCGGTATTCCACGCGGCCGGGGAGTAACCGCCAGCCCCCATAGGTGCGCTCATCTTGGCGGGCGTCGAGATCGATGGAATGGAGATTCCCAAAACGCCCGCAGCGCCAGTGGCACCACTCTGCAGGGACGGAGCAGCCACTCCCATGCCTGCGGCCAGGATGGCCGTCAGTGCCGCCATCACGGCGCTGTTTTGCATGGTCGCGGCGGTGTTCTGGTCGGTGGACACGCGCACCGGGTCCTGCTTGCCGCCCTTGAAAACACCAGCGAGCCCACCCTGCCCATCCGCGCCGTACATGATCGGATGGAGGACGTTCGCCGCCATGCCGCCCAGCGTTTCGGTCACTGGCTTGAGCACTGCGGCGTGGACCGTACTCAGCAGATCCTTGCCGAAGTTCTTGGGCTTGGTGAACAGAACGTCGATCAGCTTCTCTGCCTGCTTCTGGAGGCTGTCGAACTGCGACTGGACCTCCTGCTGGCGTTTCTGCTGGAGCTGCGCCTGCTTTTCCTCAAGCTGATCCTGCGCCTGTGCGATTTCCGTGTACAGATCCTTCTGCGCCTGCGCCGCCAGGACGGAGCGCTTGGCGGCGTTCTCCTCTTTCGATATCCGTTCCGCTTCGATCCCCGCCAACTGGACGGCCAGATCGAGCCGGATCTGGTAGGTTTGCTGCGCCGCTGCCTCTTCCTTTCGCGCCGATAGCTCCCGCTTTTCGGCCTCAGACATCGCCATCGGCGTCTCCTGGCTGGCGGTCAGTTCCGCCATGCGCGAGGATCGCGAAGCGCGCCGCCGCAGTTCATCGCGCTGCGCCTGGACGCCGATGTCCTCAATCCGTTCCTGCGCGGCGAAGCCTTCCTCCCACTCCTTCATCTGCTCTTTGCCCGGCATCATGAGGGCGAGCATTTTCTTCTGCTGCTCGGCCGCCTGCTTGTCGGCGTACTTCTCAAACTCCTCCCATGCCTTCTTCGACAGGACGGCCGCCTGCTCGTCCGCCGCTTTGCGAATCGCCGCAATCTCCGATTCCGAAGCCTTCACCTTCGCGGCCTGCTGCAGTAGCTGGTCACGTTGATAGTAGATTTTGCCGATTGCATCGAGTTCGGCTTCATCGCCCTTCTTCTCGAACTCGGCCGCTTGCCGACGGAAATCCTTGAGCTGCTCCGCGCCCTTTGCCACCGCATCCAGTGCGGCCTTGCGGCGCGCTTCGGTAGCTTCCGCGGTGTGGAGCTGTTGGCCCAGATCCTGCGCCTGAGCCTTCGTCAGCGGCTTGTCCGGTTCGAGCAGTTGTTTCTGGAGCCGCTCGACGTCCTTCTTGGCGTCGGCGTATGCCTTCTCCATGCCGTCGTGCGTGCCGAAGAACCGGGCGCGAATCCGATCCGTTTCTTCCTTGCCTGCACGCAGGTCTGTCCGCTTGGTGGCCGCCTCGGCATCCTGCAGCATCTTCTGCAACTGTTGGATCTGGTCTTGGATTTCGCTCGCGCGCTTCGCGCGGGCCTCCTCGTCGCGCGTGGGAGCGATGGCTTGCAGGATGCCGAAATCGCCGACCAGCCCTTGCTGTTGGGTCCGCAAATCCTCGATGCGCTTCAAGGTGGCATCGCGGTTCTTCATGATCTCCGGCGCCTGTCGCTCCATGTCAGCAACCTGTTGACGATGACCGGAGATCGACATCTTCGCCCCAATGCCGCCCGCCGCCCGAATGTCGGCGGCGTCCTGCATCGCCTGCTCCTCTTCGCGGCGCTGCCGTTCATCGTCTCCGGCGGTGCTGATGTTATTGAGGAACCAGTCGACGCCCTTCCCAACCCAGGTCACCGTGACAACCAGCCCTTCTTTGAACTTCCGCACTAGCGCGTCCCATTTGGTTTCGAGCACGGTCACTTCGCGCTGGTATTCGGCAAAGCGGCGGATGTCCTCCTCGGTCGGCCCGAACCCCTGTTCGTGGGCGACACGCAGATTCTCGTTGAGTTCCGTCATGAACGGAATCGCCTCGACGCCCACCTTCTTGAACAGGTCCATGGCGGCGGCGTCCCGCTGAAGGCCTTCCGGGAGCTTGTTCAGACCCTCGGAGATCTCCGTCAGAATCTCGGAGGTGGGCTTCATCTCTCCGGTGGCGGTGTGAAAATCGATGCCCATTCCGCGCAAGGTGGCCCGCGCCTTTTCGCCTTCCCTGGAATTGTCGTCGGCTGCCTGAGACAGACCGCGCATCAGGCGCTCGACAATCGAGATGTCCTGTCCGACCGCGCGCGCTGCGAAGCCGAACTGCCCGACCTCTTTCGCGGTCAAACCGGTACGCAGTTCGGCGTCCTTCACGCGGGTGCCGTATTCGCCGAGACTCTTCGCCGCCTCGAATGCGGACGCTGCAATGGTGCCCAATACAGCAGCACCAGCCGTGACGGCAATGCCAAAGGGACCAAGAGTCGTCAGCACGGACGAGAGTGCGCCCTTCGCCCCCTGGAGCGGATTCTCCATGAACTGGCTGACCCGGTCGCCGAACGAAGCGATGGCTTCGGACTGCTTCCGCAATGCTTCTTCGGCTTCCTTGGCCGCCTTGGCCGCGAGAGCCTCGCGCGCGGCCTTCTCCTCCATGGCGATCATCTTTTCGTAGGATCTGGTGATCGCGTCAATGGCCTGCGGCTCGCGGTTGTATCGCTGGAGAAGCTGGTCCCGCTGGGTGATCAGCCGGTCCACGCCGCTCTTGCCGTAGGTCTCGGCCTGCTTTTCGAGGGAGGCAATGAGCCGCTGGACCGAGGACCGGGTCTGATCCGAAATCCGGATGACCTTGCCGTGCGACGATTCCGCTTTCTTCTCGAAGCCGTCGAGGGCGGCGTTGGCCTTGTCCGTTATCGGGGTGACCTGGTCCTCGGCTTCGAGGATTACGCGTTCCGCTTGGTCTGCCATTTACGCTGCCTTGAGCATCACGAAGGGGCGCGCCTGAAATGCCGCGAGCACGGCCTGGCGGTCGCGCGGCGATACACCCCACTGCGCCTCGCGCCGGTTGTTGAAGGCGGCAATCTGCGACGCCGTTTGCCGTCGGCCCGGCAGTGCTTCGTCGAGAAACCCAATCGCCGCGCGATTCTCGTTCGCGGTCAGGACCTTAAGGCACCGCAGAGTGTGCCCGCTCCAGGTCCAATCGCGGATGGGCTGAAGACCGCGCGCCGACTTGTAGTCGGGGTACCCGCGTCTGCCGGACTGGCCGGGCTTCAATGGCGCGGCTGCCTGGTCGTATATGTTCTGGCCGTTCTGAATGCGCGCGCGGATCGAGTCCGCAAGCACCTGCGCGAAGCCCTGCATCTCGGTGGACGTGTAGGAAGAACACATGAAGCGGGCGCGACGGACAACCGTTTGAAACCTGGCCATGGTGACCCTGTGCGAGCAGCAGCGTTGGAAGGCAATGTGGTCGTTAGTTCTCGCGGGCCCACCACCCAGCCCGTTTACAGCCTGTTCCGAAGGCGTGATCGAGACTTATCGGGAGTAATCATGGATGGCGGCCCTGAAAAGGCCGGCCAGCGCCTGTTTCTTCCAACCACCGACTTGGGTTGGGTGGACGCCGAACATCTGCGCGATCTGGGCGGTCGTCTTGTGTGCCTTGACGGCCTCAACGGCGACTTTTGCCTTCAGGCTGGGTGGGTGACTCTTACGCGTTCGGGGCATTGACTCTCCTTCATTTTCAATGCCGCCCACCATCTAAGAAAAGGCCTTTCTTTGTCCAACTCTTGGGGTCCATTACAAGACTGATCGCTCATTGCGCGGCCTTGCCTTTGCTCTTGGCTTTTCGCCTTGAACGAGAGTACTCAGGTGCGATCCGTTCAAGTCTGCGCTCGACCTCGCTGTACTGCTTGCGCGATGCTTCATACAGATCTCGAAAGGTCTCAACGCGAATGTCGTCGCCTGCCAGGCGGACCACCTTATTTTGAATGTCGCCCTTCTGACTGAGCTTGCCGACAATCAGTAGGCCGCTTATATGACGCACGCTGTCTGGACCTGAGCCTTGGATATTGCTCCGGGCCCAATCAACGTAATGCTCGATCTGGTCGAGATCACCGCGACTAAGAGTCTTTTCTGGTCGCTTGATTTCGACGACGGTCATCTTGCCGCTTTCCGTGACGCCGAGGATGTCGATCCGCCGATCCTTCTCGTCAAGGTTCTTTGGCTCTTTGCAGTTCTCTCGGAGAAGGCGAGAGTATGTTTGTTGTTCATTGGCCTCAGTCCAGACGGAATCCAAGAGCCAGAGGTTTCTTGTCAACAGCGGTTGCATTTCCTGTACCTCTAGCGCACCCTCGCGGATGAACTTCTCAAGCTGGTCTATGGCAGAACGCCTTCCATCAGCAAGTTGGAGGTGCTCCCGAGCTTCAATCACTCTCCATTCACTAAACAGTTGCAGCAATCTGCTCGTGGTCGGCGCGTCCTTCTCCATCGCCTCAATGAGGTCCCTGAAAGCAAGCGTTTCGACGCTGCTCTTCACGATCTCAAGCAGCGGCTGGATTTGCGAGCTGTCCAGAGATTCGTCGTCTACAAGAAGACTCACTAGCCGCTTAGCGACCCGCTGTTCGGTTGGCTGCCTGCCATCCAACCAGCGATCAAACCCCCCTACTGTGATGAAGGTTTCTCTTTTTTCCTCTTTCCGCAGCTCGATCCACCGATTGAACGCCTCCTTGAGTGCCTTCTGACCCCACTCTTGCAGCATCTGGCCGTCCTCAGATTCCCACACAACCGAGTTTCTCGCTGTCGCAACAAGGTCATCCTTCTCGTCAAGAAAATCCGCGTGGACCTCCCCAACGAGGTGAGCGCGCGCGAATTGTGCGTGAGTACTGGGGAAGTGGAAGTAGCTGTTCAGCTCTACAGCCTTGCGATGCGCAAAGATATCAACGCCGCGGTCCTCCTGTGAACTCGACATCAAAAATCCGATCCAACCGGCAACAGAGAGGCTGGGGCCCACGCGACCCTGGTCGAAGTCTGTCGCAGCCCATGAGTAGCCCTTCGGGCACATGGACTGTTGTAGTCGGTCGCCCGGGCCGATAGGTGTACCGTTCACGCGGACATCAAACTCCTTGCCGATCATAGTCAAACGTCGAGCGAGGCCCTTGCGAACTACATCGGCACCGATCCGCCTCGTCCTGTAGAGCCCTCTCAGCCTGATTTCAACGCCATTGGCATCCTTCGTCTTCCCTGTGCGCTCAGGTACAACCTGCGGCTCGTACGGAACCCCCGGCTGAGCACGACCCCATTCCCGCATGTCCGAAAAAACCAGCCGCAACGTTACTGCTTGCCCGTCCTTAATCGCCCGAACTTCCATTTCGTTTGCGACTCCGAACGCAGACAGTTTGCCCAGCCCTTTCCGGCCAGTGACGCGGACCTTACCGTTCTTGGACAGAACGCAGGTTGAGGTCTCGCCACGCCGGTTCCGGCCAATGGGAAGGAACTCCTGTTGGAACTCGTCCGCATCCATCCCGTGCCCGTAGTCACGAACGATGACCTCAGTGGTCGGGGTGATCTGGTCCGTGGGAAGCTTGATCTCGACTTTTGGGGCCTCCGCATCGAAGGCATTCGAGACCATTTCGGAAAGCACCGGTGCCAAGGTGCTGTACAGCCTCAGTCCCAGATGCTCAATCGTCATCGGCTCGAACGGCATCGTGAAGCGACGAGTAGCCATGAACTGCCCATGATAATACCGCTCACACCGGAACGGGGAAACCTGCCCATGCGGGGGCCCAGTGCAGGACGTCTCTTCGGCAAACCGGGTCTTGACCAGCTACCGCGAACTCATACTACCGCCGTCCACGCCCCTGATCTGCTCTTGGTGCTCGGCTTCGATCAACTCCAGCACCCGGAACTCCTCTTCCGTGATGTCGGCCAGCGTGATCGTCAGCCCGATATTCTTTGCGTTCAGAATACGGAAGCACCGCCGAACCAGACTGCCGTTCGGGGTATCCATTGCCTCTTCGAGCAGGTTCTTCGGACAGCCTGGCCCATGGCTGACGTCAATGGCCTTCCAATCCGCACCGCAGGCGGGGCAGCCATCCAACTCGGTCTGCACTGAGTAGCCGCATGCCCGGCAGCGGAAGACGCGGTCGGGGCATTCTTCGTCAGGGCCACACAGCCCGTTCTGGTGCAGCACCGACCGGATCAGGAATCGCACGCCCGGTTCTTCCGGCCAGTCGCCGGGCGCGGCTATTCCGGGTCTTCGTCAGCCTCGATTGCCAGTTGTGCGATGACCTCGGACACCGCTGCCGACTTGTGAACGATGGGCACGGTGGCGGCGTACCCTTCGTGCGAGATGTGCAGCTTGTCGTAGAGCGCGCCGCTCGGCTCCAGGAACGCGCGCGTCTCGACGGACCTGCGGGCGGCCACGACGCTGGTCGAAGCCCGCTCATGGTCCTGCATCTCCTTGGCCGTGGGCATCCGCAGCACATGCACGACGCGCGCGCCGGGGACCTTCATCTCGATCCGGTAGTTGATGCCTTCGCGCTCCACGTTGGCAACGGCGCACCGCTCGATGCGGCCGATCACCATACCGGCTTCGGCATCATCGAACTCGGGGCCGTCCTTGTCGGTGCGGATCTTGGCGAACAGTTCCGCGTTGATCTTCGGCAAGTCTACGTCCTCGCTCTGCGATTTCCCGCGCCCGAGAAAATGCCGCACTGTGCGCTGCGCGCGCGCCCAGGCACACCACTCCTCGTCCGAAGGGAACCGCACCTCGCAGCTCTTCTCGCCGCCCGACAGGATCGGCACCACAAACGGCTTCGACGCATCGAAGCCCGCTTTCTTTTCGATTTCCATGTGAGTCTCCTACTGGCAGATTCCCTGTAGCGGCGTGGTGACAGTCATCGTCACCATCCCGTTGGTGGGGTCGTAAAGCTGAACGCCGGTGATCTGGAGCGTCACGATGCCATCCGTGTTTCCGAGTTCGGCGACGTTGAAGCCCATCTTCTGGATGAGCATCGTGAACGAGTTGTTGACGTCGCGGGTCATGGTGAACGTGGCAGTCCCGGTGGTCAGGTTGATCAGGTTCGCGTACTCGGTCGATCCCGCCTGTACGCGCACCACAAACTGCACCGCGAAGGCGCGGTCGCCCCACTCGAAACGGCCCTGGATCTGGTAGCCATCCTGAGCTCCCGAGCCAGGGAAGAAGCCGGGCCGGAAGTTGTTTTCCCAGGAGGCTTCCATCGACACGAACTGCTTCGCGCTGCCGCCAGTAAGGTAGTTGATGCCGTTGAACGTCAGAGTGCTGATCATGCCGGCATTGAATTCATGCGGCGTGGAGATGGCCGGCAGCGTGATGCCGCTGGGCGACGTGTACTGGCCGGTGGTGACGCACTCGACCGAGCACATCGCACTGGCGCGGCCAGGCGAGTTCTTGATGGAGAGCTTCCAGCCCTTGACCGCGCAGCCCACCAACATTTCGTCCAACACCGCGGAACCGCCGGGCCGGATCTGCTGCACGAACGAGAAGTAGGGCAACTCCAGGCCGGTCGGGTTCGTCGCTCCCAGTGCCGGAACGATGGTGTACGTGTACGGCCCGCTGCCGCTCACCACGACGTTGCCCATTGAGAAGGACATCGCCCACGCGAGGAACTCCGACGAGGCGTACTTCGAGAGCTCGTAGGCCGGCATGTTGTAATGCGACTTGAAGAGCTGCGTCGGGAACTCGTGCCCTTTGCCGATTTCCGCCCGGTCATCCTCGTTCACGGGGACCTTCGCCCACGGTTTGGTATTGAGATTCGTGTGACGCCAGATGGTGGCGACCAGATTCGCCGTTCCGATGGCGGTCTGTTTGCCGAATCCCCAACCGTTCAGCAATTCACTGATGTTTGCCATTGCTACTTTTCCTCCTCAGCCACAACTACCGGCTTCTGCGCCGCCGCCGGCGCGGGAACCTGATGCCAACCGGACGCCATGCGGGGCGTCAGCGCTTCGGCAGTCGCCTCGACTTCCTTCACTTCGCCATCCGGCGATCTCATAAAAACCGTTTCCATGTTGTCCTCATTCCCCGCCGGGATTGCCTTGCTCCACGAGCGTTGCTTGCACCTCGAAGTAATCGAGGGTCGCCCCGTCCGCGCTCACCACGACGGTGTTTCGCTGTGCGGAGGGCAGATCCATGTCCATCGGGTAGCAATCGGGATCGATCTGGAAATGCAGAAGCGACGCCCACGATGGAGCACCCGTTGGTATTGCGCTCACCAGCAGCCAGAACAGATCGGCATACGTCGCGGTGGAATTCTGTTCCGGCGCCCGCAAGTAGATCGAGAAGCGATGCGCGAAGTGCAGTGATCCGCCACTGAGACGCCGCGGCGTGGTGCCGTTCCAGGCAATCAGAATCGAGCCGGGCGGCATCTGTAGGATGGCCAACCGAAGATTGTTGTCGGTAGCCAGCCCTTCCATGAATGCGCGGATGTTGTTGCCGTCGCCGCCCAGCGCATCCACCAAGTCCGGGCAGGACTGGAGTGCAATCACCCACTCGCCAAGTATTGTTGTCGGATTGATCACGGAACCGTCAACTCGCGCGCTGCAGCAGTGCGAGGTTGAGCATGCCGTAGGCATCCGGCTGCCGCACCGTCGTCACCACGTACTGCGCACCCCACGCGGTCACCCAATCGCCCTTTGCCGGCGGGTTTGCAAAGTTGGACGGATTGACAGAGATCTCTTCGAAGTTCGCCATCGCGCCGGACTCCTCGCGCACGCGCAGATGGCGCACCGCCGTCACCGTGAACGCGCTTCCCTGCGCCGCGCCTGCTTGCACCGGTTGGTACACCACCGGCTCGCCGAACGTCTGCGAAATGACGCCGTCCACGAACGCTTCAATGCTGGGCCAGTTCGGCATTTCACGTCCAGTAGGCGACGATCAGTCCTTCGCCCGCGTTGTTGGCATCGACGTAGTAATCGGACGGCAACAGCAGGTGGCGCGCGTCTTCCGCCCAGATCTCGTAAGCATCCGCGACGCCGCCACCAGCGCCAGTGGGCCAGAACTCTTTGACCACGCCCGCGCCGTTCGCCTTGTTCATGCCGGAGACGCCTAGGAACACGCGGCCCGTATCGCCGATGGCCGCCGCGAAGCGCATCCGTTCGACACGCAGGTTCGTGTCAGTGCTAACCGGAACTGGCGTGCCGGGCGTCGGGACGGAGATTTTGCCGAACGATTTTGCTTTCATCGGAGTCAGAGCCAAGCCAGGATCTTGTATTTCGCGCTGGTGGTTACGGTCACCTTCACGTTGGTCGAATCGTGCGTTCCCTCGGTCACCGTGAAGACGTTGGCACTCCCGCTGTTGTCGGCGCAGGAGACCAACACGCCTGCGGGCACCGCCCCCAGTCCGTGCGCGACGCTCTGCTGCGCGCCGTTGCCCGTTTGCACCGCCGACAGGAACTGCTTCTGCTTCGATGGGTAGCTGCCTTTGAAGTTGGGCTGCGGACCCGCGCTCTGAAACTCCGGAGCGTTAATGGGCGTTTTTTCCACTTTGATTGCCATGCCTCTTCTCCTTTCCGGGTTTAGCCGGTTCTTGTTTGGGAAGCTTGGAGAACGCCCGCTCCGCTTCTGCCTGCGTCCCGATCCGGCGTTGCTCGTAAAGCTGCCGCGCGCGCGTCAACTGGACCTTGTTTGTGGCATCGGGAGCGGGATACTCATCGCCGATGTCTGACGGCGTAAAGCCCTGCAACGGGCGTAGGACGTACAGCGGCGGAACCAGGCTTCTGGTCAGCCGCGCCCATGATTCACGACGAAGCATCATGGCTACACCGCCGAGATCACGTTGTTGAAGTAGAACCCGAGATCCGCAGAGACCAGGCGCATATCGAACGCCGAGTCGATCTCCACGCGATCCGAAGCCAGGTGCTCCATGCGGAAAGTCTTGATGCGGACGCCGGCGCCGCCGGTGGTTCCGATCAGGCCCGTCCAGTTGAACACGTACCCGGCGCTGGGAGTCATCAGGCCGGCATTCTTCGGGCGGTAAAACAGCGCCGCGCTCAGGCCGCCGATGAACGAGTTGGATTCGGTCGCGCCTTCCGCCGCCGTGTTGTAGACGGCGTCGATGACCAGGACCTCTTCGAGTTCGAGAATCTCGGCCATGATCTGACGGGTGGCCACTGCCGGGTTCGGCGCGGTCTGGCCGTACTTGGTGCGGTCGATGAAGTCGGGGTGATCGACGAGCTTGTCGAACACCGGGCGGCTCACCACGAAGATGTTCGGCGCGAATCCCCCGCTCGACAGCCGCATCTGGGTCTTCGCGTGGCGAATGTCCGTGATGGGGTTGCCGTTCGGGTAGTTCCCGGAGTCCCAATAGACGACGTGCGTGGAGTCCGCGGTCGCCTGGCCACTGGCCTGGTTGGTCCAGATCCCGGTGCCGAAGAACTTCGAGACCCACTGGTTCTCACGCCGGATCAGCGCCTTCTGGGTGAGGAAGATGGTGGCGTCGCGGTCGGGGGCGAGCGGCGAGTCGCTGTTGGAGCGGATCTGGTCATCCACGTCCTTGTGCAGCGACCAGACGTCGCAGTTGTACGTGCCGGTCGAGTTCAGGTTGTAACCCGTCCCGGCGGACTCTGCGGAAAGCGCGCGCTTCTGCATCTCGTCGCGGTTGAAATCCGCCCGCGCGTAGGTGTAGTACAGG